GGGTGAGGGTATTCGTCTGGATTGGAAGATGACAGGTTCCGAAGAAGAACATGTCAACGAATCCATCGACAACTATCCTTTCACTCGTGAGCGTGACTGCTACGACAAGCTGAAAGAATACCTCGAAAGCAAGGAGATGTGAGATGTCTACCGCTCTGCTGAAAGATCTGCAACGTGACATGAAAGCACTCGGTATCTATGCGGGTGCCATCGATGGTGCCTGGGGCCAACTTAGCCATGGTGCTTTCCTCAATGCTCGTCGTATGGCAGGTACCAACTCGGTAACTCCTCCGGCTGGCTTCAGTGAACTGCTGTTCAAGTACTGCAAAGCCCATGCCTGGTCCGCCAGGGTCTCTGATGAGTTCATTTTCGAGACCAAACGCATCGCCAAAGATCTCGGCATGACTTTCCAGGGTACTGATGAACTGCTGGCGTGCATGGCGTTCGAGACAGGCGGTACGTTCTCCCCGACCATCCAGAACGGCGCTGGCGCTCCGTACTACGGCATCATTCAGTTCGGCGCTGCTGCTGCCAAGGACGCCGGTACCACTATCGCTCAGCTGCTGAAGATGACCAACGTACAACAGCTTCAGTACGTCTACAATTTCTTCAAGCCGTACAAAGGCAAGTTGAAGGATCTGTCCGACGTCTATCTCAGGATTCTCTATCCTGTAGCCGTAGGTAAGCCTCTGGACTACGTGCTCTTCGACAAGATGAACACCAAGTCGAAAGCGTACGTACAGAACAAAGGCCTGGATATCGACAAGAACGGCAAGATCACCAAGGCTGAAGCCGCTGCCAAGGTGATGCAGAAGTTGGTCGAGGGTCTGCACCCGAACAACCTGCGTGTGGCGTAACAAAAGAAAAATAAAAGGGAGGGGCATTGCCCCTCCTTCTTATTCCGTTTGCCTTAGGCAGTCTTCAACACGATGTTGAAGTACTGACCAGGGCAGAGCACCGGGTATTTCTCCACGGCATCCCAATTGATGCCTTCGATGATGGATTCAACGTCAGCCACCGGATCATTGCTGGCAACAGAGATGATGCCTGCGCAGTTGTCACGAGTGACTACCGGTTTGCCATCACGCACGGCAATGCGGTTCAGGCAGTAGTAGCTGGAGAAGTTCTTGTCGAACAACGCCACTACGTTCTGACGATCACCGTTCTGATAAACCACCACGCCCGACAGAGTGAGCATGCGCTCGCCCTTAGGGTCGTGTTCGTCTTTCAGGATGAAGTTAGAGGCTTTCACAGCCTCGATGATTTTGGCGTTAGCTTCGGTAAGAGCCGGGGTAGCCAGAGCCAGGTATTGTTGCTTGTTCATGGTGGATCTCCTTGGATCTTGGGTAAGGTGGTGTATGTGGGTGTGATTTAATTACGGCTGGATGCGACTGCGATGCCAGCCACTACAGCAAGACCGATGCCAACGCCAAGGAGCCAACCGCCATTACCTTTGACTTCGATCGATGGGATGTTGATGTTGACGCGGGTTTCTTCACGACGCGGATCTTTCTCAATCCGATGGCCACTGATGGCATACGGTTGATCAGTCAGCGCTTCCGGCTTACGACGTTCTTCTTCCACAATCACCACGGAAGGGTTGTAGATGAAGGTTACCAACGACTCGCCTACCTTGGCGGTACTTTGATTCAGTGCTACCATTGCGGCAGCTACCAAATCCTTATAACGATCCTTCAGTTTGTTGAAGGAGTCGCTGAAGTAAATGGTTTCCCATTCGCCGATGCCGGTGTGGATGGACTTGATGGCCACCATGTTACCCTGGAGGGCGTATTCGACATAGGTGCTGTTGTCCCACTCAACGCGGTTGCTCTTGACGGTAGCAGCACGGGCAACGGAGATGGAAGTGACATTGTAAACGTGGTTGATCAGTTTCATGGTTATATCCTCGGAATTAGTTACGAGTAGCAGCGTAGATGCCGCCAACGACCAGCGCGGCAGCGCCAGCCCAGAAAGCGATCTTCTTCTTAGAGACCGGTTTCTTCTCAGGTTGTTTGACGTCGACCAGAACCACATGGTCCTTGCCGTATTGAAAACGCGGTGCACTGATAGCCACCATTGCACAGACTACTGCAGTCTGCTCGCCTTCGGAAAGATGTTTCCATTCGGCATTAGCCGGTACAGCGTATTCACCAATCATACCGGCGTCTACTTTGCAGATATGGAAACCGTTTTCTTTACGGTAGTAATCTACCTTGACGTCGTTGCCCCATTTGATCACGCCGATCAGGCCAGTGGTAGCGCCAGCAGCGATTTCTTTTTCTTTGGCAGTGACGATGTGAGTGTAAGTGATGCTCATTGGTGTTCTCCTTAAGAACTGATTAGGGTGTTTCTCCGAGAGGGGCTCTTTCGAACCCCTCTGAGAGACTCAGCCTTCTTTAGATGCTTTCGCATCCTGGCGTTTGCAGAACCGACCGTATTGGTCGATGACGATGTAGCAACCTACAACGATTGCAATGGTTTTGAATACAGAACCCATGGTTCTTCTCCTTAGCCGCGTTTGAGAGCTGCACGGTCCTTGCGGGCCATGAAACGGTTGTATTGATCGATACCGACATAGATACCGGCAAAGATAGCGATGGTGGAAATGACGTCTTTCATGGTACATTACCTCTGTTGGTTAGATTTGTTTCTTTGCCACTTGCAGAGCAATGATTTGCTCGGTAGTAGCATCTTCGGGGATTTTCACTTCTTCGTGCTTGCAGCCCACCAGAGCAACAAGCAAGCACAGAACAAGCACAAAACAGAAGAAGTTGCTCATGTCAATCTCCTCGTTAAAAGGTAAGGGCGCCAGCCTTATGATCCGCAATCGTCTTAGCGATAAACTCTCGCTGAAACGCCACGTCATCATTGAGGCCGATGACAACCACCTCGATGCGCGTGCCACGGGTGATCACATGGATCAGGCAACCGTAGAACGAACAACGGTCTTGACGATAACCGTTGTCGAACGCATCGACCAGATCTTCCCGGACGAAATACAGCTTATCGCTGGTATCGTTAGAGAAGTTCTGACGAGCATACTCAACAAAGTCGAGCAGTTCAACGATATCATGTTGCATGGGATGTCCTCCTTAGGACTGGTTAATGGAAGATCATTCTTCCTTATCACCAGCACTATGTATTGTTGAAATAAATTGGAATCGAATCAAAACGGCAAAAAAGAAGGGGCTAGCCCTTCTCGTTGATACGGCATAGAAGGCATCCGGGAGCTGAGCACGACTGCTTCAGCTGCACCGGCATGCCTACGGAGACCCGTGGTACCTATCTCCTAAAGCATGTGTCAGATTTGTTTTTATTTACCAGATCTGGATAATCGCCTTAAACCAGAATGCTGCACACAGTACAGACAGAGCAGTACGTAGCACCAGAGCGTAGGTGTAAATGCTGTTGTACTTTAGTTGTTTGATATGGCTGCACAAAACAATTGCAACGACTGTCAAAACAGCGAGTACTAGAGCAGTACTGATATCGGCAAATAGTTCCATCTCGTTCCCCTTAGTTGAGTTATAGTGTCTAAACAAACCAGACAACGATCGTTATCACTCTAGTCATGTATGATCGTAGTTGTTTCGAATTGAATTATATTTCCCGTGATTTACGACGCAACCAACTGACCACATAACGACGCAATACCTTCTTTGCTGAAGGCAGGTGTACACCTACGTCAGATACACGGATCAGTGAACCGGGTTCAAACTCATAGAAACAATTACTAAGATCAAACAGGCCTCGTTCTTCACGCTCCCATGTCTCAACAGGAATAAACCGAGTCCCACTGCTGACATAGAACCGATAGACACTGCTATCCGTCAGAACGAATCCATTGTGACGATGTCTGTAGATCATTGGAGCAGGGTTCAGTCGATCGCTGTAGATGTATGCGTCGATCAATCCCACGGACATCATTTCATGTAGCCATGGTTCCAGATACCCATCTTCCTTACGGTATATCGGAAACCCTTCAGTGTGGAAGTCGTTATCCACATCACATCCATTACGTCCGATGTTCTTGATCACCTTAAACGCTTCTGCCGTATTACCTCCTGTAAACGGGTACAAGTCATAACGGTTATTGCGAAAGATGACGGCTACTGCTCGGATACGATCAGGTATCGGCTGACGTCCACTGAAGCCATTAGGTGCCTTGCCTCCCAGTCCTGCCTTAAAGACACTGATGATCCGTGTCCGTACCTTATTAGGGATGTTGTCAGTATCGTTCGTTGCCCAGATCAACATGTTATTCTCCATATGGCATAGAGGGAGGCCTTAGCCTCCCTCGTCTATTCAGAACCCATTCATCTTGGTCCATTCCCGATCAGTCCACTTAGGCGTATCGGGAGACACAGCGACCAACGAGGATCTCTCAGCGATCCACTTGTACTTAGTGACGCCATCAAAGTCGCCAGACTTGCAGAACATGTCGAATGCATCTGCAGGAGTGTACTCGTAGTCGTTCTTGTACCATTCGCGTTTTTCCAGATACATCTCATCACCATCAATCACCTTGATGATAAAGGTAGTCTTCTGGAGATCCTCAAAGTAGATCGCTTGTTTCATTATTCTTATCCCACTATGGCTATCGTCACAGGTATGTGTCAATAATGTATCGTCAGAATAAAATCGGAAAGCCAAAGCTACAGAAAAGAATAGAAGAAGTCGTCGCTCCGCTCCTCCGCTAGCGCATTGCTTCCGTACCCTCCAGCAATGCTTTTTATAGCATTCTGAATTTATTCAGAGAGTATGGATGAAAGGTAATATTTTACTAACAAGGCTAAACGGACATAAGAGGAGGCCCTGGGGCCTCCTCCATATGCGTTACACCTTAGGTGCTTCAGGGATGTCGAGACCGTCACCACCTGCTTCATCATCCGCAGGAGTATCGGTGTTCTCACCACCTTCGTCAGTACCTTCGGTACCTTCCTCTTCTTCAGCGTTAGTCTCATCGCCGGTTTCATCACCTGCTTCAAGATCATCCGCAGGAAGATCGTCACCACCTGTATCGTCAAGGCCATCAAGACCCTCACCACCCAGGTCGTCACCGCCACCTAGATCATCACCACCGCCGGTGTCATCTCCACCGAAGTTGTCACCACCTCCACCAGAGAGCGTACCACCTGCTTCATCTTTCGTAGCAGTCAGTTTCTCTTTAGCTTCGTTGATGGGTTTCAGTTTCTTGGCACGGAGGTTAGCCGCCTCAATGACTTTCTGGATGTACTCGGCAATCGAGTTGTTCAGACCGTCGAGGTGATCTGCACTGGCTTCCAGCAAGCTGAATGCCGGCGTATCATCGCCTTCCTCATCCACGGTGTTGAAGACGTCCAGTTCCGGCATGATGTTGTACTTACGCAGCCAACGACGCTGGAACTCTGCCTTGACCACAGCCTTGACATTCGGGAGGATCTCCTCCATGCCAATCGTGGTATCGGTAGCGAACATCTCTTCACTGAGGTACGCGTCGATGACTTTATCCAGTGCATCAGTGTAATCCTGGAACTGCTCCATTGCTTTCTTGATGTCACCTACTTCAGGTGACGGCAGTGTGGTAGTCAGGGAGCTGATGAACCGGTACATGAATTCATCCACCTTAGTGGCTTCGTCCATGGTCTTGTCATCGCGCAGGTCATCTGGAAGGTACTTGATGTTGTCCTTGATGATCTGCCGCATCTCGTCAATGAAGACGCCTGAGTTAAGCACATAACGACGGACGAAGTCTGTCAAGAATGGCTCGAACTTCTCTTGGTTGTGGATCACACGTTTGAGAAGCATCAGGTTGTTCTGAACGACCGTAGTAGCGAAGTCCGACTGGTTTACGCCCTCCATCATTTCCGGACTCAGTCCGAACATCTGGATGTGGCGATCACGCATCATCTTCTCCATGTCGACGTCAATCGGTCGGGCAGTACCCTCACGTTGGTTCACGTCGTATTTGGTTTCAGGATAACGCGAGTTACCAGTGACCACTACGTTCACGCCGTGGTTCTGAATCTGGTCAGCCAGACCCAGTGGGTGAGTCGACCCCACAATACGGCTGAACCCCTGGGCGTTGACCTTGGCGTGTTCGGAGAGCAAGAACTCCACCGTACTTACCGGATCTTCGTCATCAGGATCAAGCTCGATGTTGATGGTTTTGCCACCTACGGCATTGTTGATGGTGGCCAGGGTGTTGGACAACATCAGCGCAGCACGGATCGAACCGAGGATCTTGCCGTCTTCCAGAATCGACTTACCGACACCGTACTCGTTGTAATCGAATGCGATGTAGATCATCATCTCAGCCGGGACGAACAACATCATGGTTTTCTGACCCTTCAGGTGACGGGCCAGCATGATGCGGTTGATGTTCTCGGTTTTACCCAGTTCGTAGTTACCAGACAGCGCACCTGCACGCAGACGAGACAGAAGATCAGCCTCTACCGCTTCAGAGTGCACACGAGACATCTCATTGATGATCTCGTTCTGAATGCCACCCATGCCTTCAAAGCCACGGCGAGCCTGATTGATGATCTGGCTGCTATAACTGTCGGCACTGTTCATCTGGTTGCGAATGTCGTCCATGTAGGACGTCATGTCAGCAATCGAGATAGGGTTACCATCGATGTCCAGAAGGACGTAGTAGCCCACGTGCTCAGCAGGGTTGCCTGGGACGTGAATTGGGATGACAGACTCGGACGGAAGATGCAGGACCAACGGATGACCGTAGGTTTCTGTCCTGGTCTGCTTATGAGTCATCACAGGTTGAACAGGGATGTGCTTGTAATTGCGCTTGGTGTACAGAGATTTCTCCACTGCAGCCAAGTTACGCATGGCGTCTTGATCACCTGCTTTAGCCTTGGATTCCAGAGAAGCCTTAGCGTGCAGGCGGCCGCCGTAAATACGACGCACAGCCAGTCGACGACGGGTCTCCACGATCATCGGTCGTTTCAACACGTTCATGTTGTCAGTGACTTGGATGGTGGAACCTTTCTCGGTGATCATCTTCTGGGCTGTCTTGGACAGTGATTCCAGAGACGTCTTCAACTTACCGATCTCTTCGTCAGGGTATGTGCCCTTGACATTGGAGATCATTGACTCGAAACTCACATTGAGATCGCTGAGCTTGACATCGCGCTGATAGTTGTCGATCTTCAGGCTTTCGAAGCTCACCCCAGAGTAGGAGTTGGCAGTAGACGGCGCATTGGCAGGATTGCCAAGAACGCCCCACGGAAGGTAATTCCCATCGCGATCAGTTTCAGCAGTCATGTGGAGATCGAGCTGCTGAATTGCTGACTCCATCGAGATCCCGTTGTAGTTGTCCGAATTGATGATTCGGTCAATCGAGGACTCGGGCATAACCAGAATTGGGTATGACCCTGTCTCGAACATCGTGTCGTTCAGGATCGGGTGAAGAAGCGACCTAATTCTATAGGAGTTATCGAAGAACTCCTGGACGTTGCGAAGAAGCGGCCCTGCAAGGTTGCTATCCACCGCCCGGTCTTCGATACTGTACAGAACTTTAGTGTCCGTAAGATCACCAGGAGATAGCGTCGCAGAAATAAGCAGCTGCCGCGCATAATCCATGTCAGGAAGGACTTGGAACAGGTTCCGAGCATCCTGAATGTTACCGATGGTCTGGTTGGCAATATGTGCCATCACACGACCATCGGGCAACCTGATGTTATTGCGACTTCCAGAATTGCCGTTCGGGTCTGCGCCCAGTTTAGAAATCGCTGCTTTTACATCCGCAGGGATGCTTCGGGCAGATGCGAATTTCTGAAACCGCCGGACAGTTGATTCAGTAGGCATGTTCTACCTCTTGTCTTTGGAACCTTAATAATGAGCACTCGTTATCAGATCTACCATGAGTCTGTGGTCAGGCTTGCTGCCACGCTCGTGGTAAAAGATGAGGCCACGTGCAATCACATCAATAATCGACTCTCGTACTTCGGCTATTCGATTGATGAGGGTCGACCCGAGACGTGGAAATACTACCTGAACCTGGCTGGCAAGTATCATGCGTCTGACAAGATGATGACCGTCACTTCCATGGACACCCAGGAAGAGATTGAATTCACTGTCGAGAACATGGACATCCACCGCGCTACTTGGCGCGAGTACCAATACGGTTCACGGTACTACAAAGAACTCATCACCAAGTATCCTGATCAGAAGATGCTGATTCTCGGTATCTTGAATCCAGTAAACGTTGACACAGCAATCGCTGCGCCGGATCATAGTATTCTGTATTATGACCGAACTCTGGTTGAAAGCCGTGAGACTAACCTGATTCCCAAACTTCAGGACTGGATAAATGGTCAGTTCGTCCGATGGGCTAACGAAGACTATCGGATTAACAACAGTCTCTTTATTGCTGCGCGTCTGGCCATCATTGGCATGGGTACTCCGTCTCAGATCAAGTCGATCCGGCTGGAGAATGCCAAAACCAACATGGCACACAGCTACCACATCCGTCGTTATCTAGCGTCGTTTGGTCCTCTGGATCAGTACTACGACCAGATGAATGAATTCCAGCGTCTTTATTTCTACCGCAACATCCGGTACATCATCCGGAACAACGGTAAGGATGAGACGTTCCAGGAACTCATCAAAAACGTCATGACTCGTCGTAATTTCCCTCTGGCAGATTACACGATTCAGCAGAACGATGGCGACATCACGGTCAACTTTGATCCGGTCACTCAGTACGAACGTAAGAGCCTCAATGGCATTCCGTCGGCGCTGGGTGGGGACATCAAGGATACGCCCGCTATGCTGCAACTGCAGCGCACGCTGGCACGGTCTAACCCGAGTGAGATCATCGAGGCTGAGCAGTACATCCCTGCAATGATGTCTCGTAACCTCAACGCTCAGGCTACGACTAAGGTCTTGGAATCCAACGTCCTTGACCTGAAGGAATCGGAGCCTTACACGCTGTCTGAGATCCTGCTGAACCAATGGATCTATTTGGCAGACCAAGGGCTCTACGAAACCGTACTGACTCTGCAACTCCCCAACGGCAGCGACATCTTCAAGCTGACCATGAAGGAAGCGTACATCGTTTACCAATACCTCTACATGCTGCGTCTAGGTGTAGACATGGTCGAGATTCCTCGACTCATGGCAAAACGAGTCAGACGACTGACACTGCCGACGTTTGAAGAACTGCGGTCGATGACGACTCGCGCAGTCACGTCGGATGCGTTTATTCGTGAAGCGCTTCGGGACAACGTCACCATCACTAACTACGTGTCGGTGGATTCGTTCCTCAATGCGTGTCGAGCTATCCAAAAACGGATGTTGCTGCATAGAGACCTTTACGTGTTCCGTGAGGATCTCCATCAGTACGCTGAAATAAAGTTAATGACGGATCGGTTCTACGCCGACATCCCTGTTGATCTGGATCATGGTCAGAACTACTCCCAGTGGTTGCGTGATCGTGGTTTGAACTTCGAGGGATTCACACCAGCCGAACTCGATGGCATTATGCTCGATGTCCTTAACCAGGCAACTGGTCTGGAGCTGCGTACTTCGCAGAGCCTGAAAGATATCCAGCGTGCCATGCTGAACATCATGTCGCAACTGTCCAGTTACAGCGTGCACTATATTCAGCAGATCAACGAAGCAGCCATCACCATGTTTGATTGGCCTCACCTTCGTTGGCACTACTTGGGTGGTAAAGTCGGACACGACATTCGTCTTCCAGTGACTCAGGCTGTAGTTGAGGACCTGGGGGCCAAAGCCAAACTGAAAGCAGCGATCGATGCATCGAACATCTCATTGCGCTCTTTCGACCACAGCTCCAAACAGGACATGGAAGTTCAGATCGGTCTCCAGATGGAGATGTCTGGTTTGAACCAATATATCCGTAACGGCGTGGTGCTCGGCGCTACAATGGCAGCTATCACCGAACCGTCTAAGGACTTGTCCAGTCTGAATGGTGCTGTAGTGGCAATCCCCCAACTCGAGACGAAACCGATCAGTGATCTGTTCGAAAGGATAACCACGAATGACTTCACCGCTCCTTAATCCCGGTCAACTTTGGCTAGGGGTCGTAAGGGGATCTGATGAGGAGGCTTTCCAAAGCCTCCTTTCTATCATGCTCAAGCCAGGGATAGACCCTAAAAGTTTTGTCCATGGCGCTGTCACGATTGACCCCTCAGATCCAAATAAAGTCACAACGCCGGTATCCGTATCTCGTGCCAAAGCTGATATCAGTCTCTGGCAGTACACGGATTCTTTGGCAATCAGTTATAAACGAGTGAAATTGTCCGAGATCTCCAGCTATTTCGGTAACGTCATTCGTGTTGATTTTCCGACCACCAAAAGAGAGATGATGGGGGTCTATTTCAATCTACTGAACCTCCATGATCGTTCAGACCAGATTGATGACGGCGACGTTCTTGACACTGGGGTCTTCGAGGTAAATGCTGTCCCAGGGATGGCTTTCCTAGAAGGGTCGACTTCGTTTATCGTTAAGCCGTTCCAACGTCAGCTCACCGAAGTTCTTCAAGTAACTAAGGTGGATGGTTTCCGTAACCCTGACGATTTTGCCGGTGATGATGACAGGGTGTTCTTGCTGGATCAAATTGCAGCAGCTAACCCTGATCTACGATACCCACTCGAGTATGAGAATCTGTCGTTCGATACTCCCGTCAATATCAGCGGATATGCCCGCGACAACACCTCGGTAGTACTGACTGCTCGTGGGGATGGAGTGCACATCGGAAACGTCGAGATCGTCTACACTCGTCACGATTTTGGCTGGTCGACTGGAGGCAACCAACATTACGTTGAAGGTCCGACAGTGCCGACTACCCAATACATGATCGATAAGGTCAGTGAGTTGACTGGTTATCGAATTAAGATCACCGATGTCATTGTAGATACTTACTCTGCCATTCCGTCAGGTGAGCTTGAGACGTTAACGATATTCTTCAACCCAGAATCAACTCGATACGCCGGCGAGCTGACCATCGACTATAGGGCGGTGTAAGATGCCTAATTTTTCATTGGTTCAGTTGCTCAAGCACCCTCCATTCGAGGCGCTCTTGATTGCGTTCAATGATGTTCATGGGACTACGTTGAACCCTCGGTATGTCGAGATCGATGGTGTTCCATCGGCAATCGGTCGTTCGGTTCAGGTAAAGCTGAAAGCCAGAACAGACCTACCCAACGTCGAAGAGAAGAAATTCTTCTCTGAAGGTACCATCGTGGTTGACCGCCTGAACCTGTCTGAACTGTTCAACGAGCCTTTCTACTTGGACTTCCCAGGTGAGGTCGTTAGTCATGACGTGGCAAATGCGATCACCAGAGTGACGGGGATTGTTTTCGACCGGAGTGATTTTGTTGACGAGGTCATCAACCTGACCAATAATCGTCTGAAGGCAGCTCCGACATCGCTTCGCTGGTACGGAGAGATCGAAATCAAATACACAGGACAGCTAGACCTGGTTCCTTCGGAATTCGATGTCAATATGCCTGTTTTGACACCAGATCAAATACTTGCAACTGATCCGCCAGCGTCAGAACAACTAATTTGAGGTGAGTATGTACGTACGCCCCCTACGCTACAACAAGCCTGCTGCCCAGTTGCTGTTGGATATCTTCAATCTGACCAACAAGACTGCAGTAGAACCGTGGCAAATTACGTTTGGTGAACCGTCCCCAGTTCCTGACACCAGACCGCAGATCAACCCGACCCACATGAATGACTACGGTATCCAGCGTCCCACCGAAGGGACTCTGACGGCAATTGAAGTCAGGCCTACTCCTGAATCTGGATGGACTGACCCAATGACCTTGGTTTATCGCCGTGAGGTTATTCAGGATAAGTTTGCCAGTGTCCCATTCGTGATCTATGCGACTGAGTACACGCCAGCAGTTATTTTGGAAGAACTTAATAAACAGTATGCTTTGTTTCTCGATGCTCACTTGGTGGATGTCGAAATCCAGCAGGTAGATCTGAACGAAGTTCTCTTCCAAGATCACATGGGCAGTATCCTTGAAACGGACGTCTGCGCAGATTACGTTCCTCCGATTGCGTACGACGCAATCATCCGGATGAAGCCCGAACACCCGATCTACATGGGTGAAATCCATGTCTACATCCGTGAAGCCGTACGGTTCCTGGACCGCAACATCAAGACCACTCTGGAAGTGAAGCGTTATCTCGGCCCTGGCGATCACGCCAAAATGCCTGCTGAGATGATCCTGCCGAACAACCGGTTCGTCGATCACGACCATCTCATGAAGAACCTGAAGGTGGGTGACCTGGTCGGTGAGTGGATTGTGGAGTCCGCGAAAGCTATCTCCCCAGACGCCTGGGTATTCACCCAGAACTCCAATCCGTTCAACCTCTACGGCGCTCGTGTGGTCTACAACGGTCTGAATACAGGCGATGTTTACATCAACGATCCCAAGGTCTCCAACCTGCTGATCGTCCAGTTCTCTGACACCCACTGCACCAACATTGCAGGCCAGTGGATCATCGGTTATTACAACCGTGAGACATGGCTAAGACGCGTACGGACCGATAACCTGCCTATCCAGGACCAGTGACCCATCGTATGTACCGTATTTACTTCTGACCTCAAAAGGCCATCATCACCATGCAAAAGATCGTTCCGACTCAGCTGTCGAACTACCTGCAGGTGAGTTCCTTCCTGGACACTCCCTTCCAGCAATTCGAAGATACCACGCTGAACCAGAAATTCGATATCCAGGCTGGCGCTCTGTTGCCGCCGGGTTCTCGCCCAGCCCTGAAGTTCTACACCATCGGCATCGGTGGTCATGGTTACACCATGGGCCCGAACAGCATCCCGCTGAGCCAGGTCATCGACCACAGCTCCGGCGATGCCGGTCTGTACCAGCACCTGCCGTTCGTACTCCGTCCGATCAACGATGACCTGACCGCCGGTGAGCGTAGTCGCTACTGCCTGCGCAAGATCATCGAGGTCGATGGCACCAACTACGTCGCCTACTACGGTAAGCGTCTGAACATGACCGGCGTCATTCCGAAAATGACCAAACGTACCATCGTCGACGACCAAACCGTCATCGAAGAGTACGTGTACACCGAAGCCAACCTGAGCCCGACTCCGCCGGAAATCCCGAACACTGGCGCAGTGACCACCAGCAACGAATACCTGGCCACCAGTGCTGTTATTCCGATGCCGTTCACTGAAGCCGATGTCGCAGAACTGTACAACGTCGCCGAGATCATCTTCGGTGATCGTCGCATGGCTGTGATCTCCGAGTTCGGTTTCTGCACCGCTGTCGATGCAGACGTCTCGATCAACACCCCGGCCGGCGCAGTGACCTTCAAGGAAACCATCTGTGCTCAGATCGCGACCATCATCAGTGGTCA